ATCCGGGGCAAGCGTGGGCGAGCAAACTGACCAAGCAGATCGAAGCGGCTGACGAGGAAGGCAGGAGCATCATGGGCAACATCGAACGGCGTTCTCTGGCGATTGACGAGATCGAGTCGGCGGTGCCGCTGCTCGCGGTCGAGAGCCGCAGCGAGGATGACGGCAGCGAACGCGAATGGGTTATCGGCTATGCCGCCAAGTTTGGAGTTCTCAGTTTGGACTTAGGAGATTTTGTCGAGAGGCTTGACCCCGGTGCCTTCGGCATCGTCTCCGAGCGTCGCGGTCGCAAGAAACCGCTGGAGACGCGAGCCCTGTGGAACCACGACCCGAACTACCCGCTCGCCCGCTATCCCGGCACGCTGCGGATGACCGTGGATGAGGTCGGGCTGCGGTACGAGTTCCCCGTCCCCGACACGTCCTACGGGCGAGACATCGCGAGCAACATCCGAGCGGGCATCGTCAAGGGCTCGTCATTCAGTTTCACCGTGCCGAGCGGCGGCGATTCGTGGGCGGTCGAGGATGGTCGCAGCGTTCGGACGATCCAGAAGATCGACACGCTGCTGGATGTCGGGCCGGTCACGTTCCCAGCGTACCCTGACGCCGATGTGAAGGTTGCCCAGCGGTCATTCGACCAGTACCGGCAGCAGCAGGAGATCGAGGTAGCGAAGCGTTCGCTCGCCCGGTCGCGTGCCGCTGAGATCCGCGAGTATCTGAGGCAGCATGGCCGCTAGTGGTGATTCGTGCCCCCGGTGCCGCGATGGCAAGCTCGCCGTCGCGTCGAGTGTTCGCAGCGGCGAGTATCAGACTCGCTATCTGCGGTGCCAGCGGTGCGGCTGCACAGACAAGCAGATCGTGCCGGGCAGTGAAGTGCGGCGGAAGTCTTTTACTGCCGAGCGTGCCTAACTGAATGGTTTCGGGGCGTGACTCCTAGTTTAGGGGTAGGCGATGCGATTGCGTCGCCACGAACCCGACTACAGGAGCCTCCCTCGTGGACAAGATCAAGGCACTGCTCGAAGAACTGGCCGCCGTCGTTGCCGAGATGGAGGCGATGACCGAGGACGCCCCCGAGGGTGAGGCTCCCGCCGAGCCGATGACCGAAGAGCAGGAGGCTTCGCTCCGGTCGCTCGAAGTTCGCGCCGACAAGCTCAAGGAGCGGATCGAGTTCCTGACCCGCGTGCAGGCCAAGGAGCTTGAGCTCCGCAGCGTTCTGGAGCGTGCCGCTCCCGCCAAGAAGATCGAAGCCACCGAGGAGACCCCCGTCGTGGAGAGTCGCAAGACCCCCGTGTTCGCGATCCCGAAGTCGAGCCGTCCCCTTCGCGGTTTCAAGAGCGAAGAGCGTGCCTACCGTGCTGGCATGGCGATCCGTGCCGGTCTGCTCAATGACGAGGAGGCTCGTCGGTGGTGTGCCGATCACGGCGTTCAGAGCCGTGCCCAGGCGGGCGGGATCAACTCGCTCGGCGGCGTGCTGACCAACGACGAACTCTCGACCGAGATCATCCGGCTCGTCGAGGAGTTCGGTGCCTATCCGGCGAACGCCCGCAACGTGACGATGAACAGCGACACGCTGTTGATCGCCCGTCGCACCGGCGGTCTGTCGGCTCGCCCGATCGGTGAGAACGCCGCTCCGACCACGAGCGACGTGACCTTCGACAACGTGCAACTCGTCGCGAAGATCTGGGGCGTGGACAACCGCGTGCCGATGTCGCTGATCGAGGACTCGGTTATCAATCTCGCCGATGCGATGGCGGTCGAGGTGGCCCAGGCTTACGCCGAAGCCTTCGACAACTCCGGGTTCATCGGAACCGGCAACGGCTCGCTCTACCACGGCACCGTGGGCGTCGCGGTCGCGATCAACGACGGCACGCACTCCGCGAGCGTCGTGACGGCTGACACGGGCAACAACACGTTCGGCACTCTGGATCTTCTGGACTACACGAACCTCGTAGCCAAGCTGCCCCTGTACGCTCGGCGGAATGCCAAGTGGTACATCAGCCCGGCCGGCTACGGCTCCTCGATGCTGCGGCTCCTCATGGCTGCCGGCGGCAACAATGGGGCCGATGTGGCTGCGGGTGGCGGGCTGAACTTCCTCGGCTTCCCGGTGGTGCTGACGCATCCGCTGGAGAGCCGGCTCACCGGCACCGGCAATGCTATCGCCTGCCTGTTCGGCGATCTCTCGCAGGCTTGCACGATGGGCACCCGGCGGGAGATCAGCGTCAAGACCGACGCGTCTCGCTTCGTGGAGTTTGACCAGCTTCTGACCTTCGCGACCGCTCGCGTCGCGATGGTCGCCCACGACCTTGGTGACTCCAGCAAGGCTGGCCCGCTCGTCGCTCTCAAGTTCGCCTCGTGAACCCTCTGACCCTCTAGGAGACTCTGACTCGTGAACCATCTCGAAGCATCCAAGACGGTCGTGGGTTCCACCGTGACCTCGGCCGCCGGAACGGCGACCCTGACCATCGACCGCCTCGGCTACGACTACGCGTCGGTCGATGTGGTCGTGGCGGTCTCGGCGACCCCGGCGAACACCTCGGCGTCGATCCTGAACGTGCTGACGCTCTCGCAGGGCGACACCAACACGGCGGGCTCCTCGGTCTACACCGTGGCGGTTCCCGCTGCGAGCGTGGCTGTGACGGCCCAGCCCAGCGTGGTGCGGCTCGATGTCGATCTTCGCGGCAAGGGCCGGTATCTGAAGATCGACGCCACTCCCGCGACCAGCCTTGCCACCACGATCGTAGCTCGGCTCGGCAAGGGCGAGATCGGCCCCGAGTCGGCTTCCGCCAAGGGCGTGCTCGCGAAGTACAGCGGCTGATCGCTTGACAGCCTCGACACAGTGGATGGCGGGTGCGGCATGAGCCGTGCCCGCCATCTCTGTTTGAGGGCTTCATGATCGTCAAGGTCGGCGGCACGGATGTCGATGTTCGGATCGAGTGCGTGATGAGCGGCCCGAGATTCGGCCCACTCGCGAATCTCTTCGGCTGGGCACAGGCTCTCATGCCGCTCGGCATCCGCCCGACGCTCGGGCAGGGGGCTCTGTGGGGTCAGGTGCTCCAGCGGTGCCTAGAGCAGTTCGTTGACTCGACTGAGTACATCCTTTGCACAGATTTCGATTCGTTCTGGGGGCAGCGTGAAGTCTCTGAGCTCGTCGCCCTGGCGATGGCTTTTCAATGCGACGCTCTCGCCCCGCTGCAAGTGAAACGCGAGGACGGTCGCCCGATGTTCACGCTGCCCGGCACGCTGGACAAGCCGCCCGAGGGCGGGTCTACAGAACTGCCGATGTCGTGGTTCGCGGAGCCTGTGCAAGAGGTGGACTCGGCTCACTTCGGCTGCACGCTGATCTCGACGCGAGCACTGAAGCGAACGCCGAAGCCGTGGTTCCAAGATCAGCCGAACGCATCGGGCGAATACGGCGATGGTCGCGTGGACGCGGATATTCACTTCTGGCGGCAGTTCCGAGCCGCTGGGAACCGCGTCTACGTCACGCCCCGCGTCTCGATCGGGCACGGCGAGTACGTCTCGGTCTGGCCGGGCAAGGATCTCCAGAAGCCCGTGTTTCAATACGTCGGCGACTACACGGCGAACGGTCGCCCCAAAACTGCATGGAGTGCCCCCGGATCATGAAAATAAGACTGACGCAGAACTACTCGACCTACACCGTCGGCCGGGTGGTCGATTGCGAGGGCGACACAGCGGAGCGGCTCATTCGTGACGGCATTGCCGTGCGGGAGCCGCAGATGGATTTGATCGAGACGGCGACGGCCGAGCCCGAGGTCGAGCGGGCTGACGCACGACCGCGACGCGGCAGGAAACCGAATGCGATACCGCAGTCTCAAGACTCTGACGCAGCCGGCGGTTGAGCCGGTCACGCTCGCGGAAGCGAAGGCACATTGCCGGGTCGATACCGACACCGACGATGCTCTGATCGCTGCCTACCTCAAGGCGGCTCGCGAGTGGTGCGAGGCGTACTGTGACGAGACGTTCGTTCATACGCAGTACCGGATGACCCTCGACTCGTTCCCCGTGGAGATCGAGTTGCCCCGCCCGCCGATGGCGACCAGCGGCACGGTGACGGCGGTCAGCATCACCTACACGCTGGAGAACCAGAGCACCGCGACGCTCTCGACTGCCGAGTACCGGGTCGATCGTGACAGCGTGCCGGG